AAGTTCTTTGCAAGATCAACTTCGGCTTCCACTCGTATTACACGGCGCTTGGTTCTCAAACCGCCTAAGGAGTAACTCAAAATGGCTATTTCACGCGCACAACTACTTAAAGAGTTGCTCCCCGGTCTGAACGCTTTGTTTGGTCTGGAATACGCCCGCTACGGCGAAGAGCACAAGGAACTCTACGAAACCGAGAAATCGGAGCGTAGCTTTGAAGAAGAAACCAAGCTGTCTGGCTTCAGTGCTGCACCAGTGAAGAACGAGGGCTCTGCCATTGCTTATGACAATGCGCAGGAAGCGTTCACCGCTCGGTACAACCACGAGACCATCGCCTTGGGCTTCTCCATCACGGAAGAGGCTGTGGAAGATAACTTGTACGACTCCCTGTCGGCTCGTTACACCAAGGCCTTGGCTCGCGCTATGGCGTACACCAAGCAGGTTAAAGCTGCGTCTGTTATCAACAACGGTTTCTCGTCGGCTTATGTCGGCGGCGACGGCGTTGCTCTGTTCAGCACAGCCCACCCGCTGGTCTCCGGTGGCACCAACAGCAACCGCCCATCTACCAACGCTGACCTGAACGAGACTTCTCTTGAGAATGCCGTTATCCAGATCGCCGCTTGGACAGACGAGCGTGGCCTGCTGATTGCCGCTAAGCCCCGCAAGCTGATTGTTCCGCCTGCTCTGATGTTCGTTGCTACCCGTCTGTTGGAAACCAGCCTCCGCGTTGGTACTACCGACAACGATATCAACGCACTGAAGAACAACGGTTCGATCCCCGAGGGTTACACCGTGAACCACTTCTTGACCGACAGCAACGGCTGGTATTTGACCACCGACGTTCCTAACGGCTTGAAGCACTTTGAGCGTTCGCCATTGACCAACTCGATGGACGGCGACTTTGATACGGGCAACGTCCGTTACAAGGCTCGTGAGCGTTACAGCTTCGGCTGGTCTGACCCACTGGGTGTCTTCGGATCGCCCGGTACGTCCTAAGCTAGGGTTTACCCCCTGCTGAGAGGGCTCCCGAAGGAGCCCTTTTTCGTTGTATGATCGCGGTGTGATGTCGAATCAGCCGTAAGGCAATCAGTTTAGGTCTGATGATTCACAGCAGGAGTCGAGAAATCATCCGGCAGTTGGGGCCGTTCCTGTACCAACACCTACACGCATGGGGATTGAGGCAGCTAGAAGCCGTGGGACGCGTTCCGACTTTAAGTGCAGTCCCCAGCCGTGTTGGTGGTTGTCCGGCGGGTTAGCGCCGCCGTATTGAAGTTCCTATAAATCGGTAAATCAGTAGTTAAGGCCCCACTGCTTTATGTGAGCAGCCACCAACAACCTATATCGTGGAGTGGGAAAGTAGGAATCCGTTCGGCTCATAACCGAAAGATCGCCGGTGCAACCCCGGCCTCCGTAACCATGTAATTTTAAAGTTTGACGTTAAATTTGCGGGGTTAAATATCAAACATTAGCGCCTTAAAGTGTCATAAATCGTGCATAAGATGTGGTTGCAGCGCCGTGCTGCACCATTTTTTACAGGGGTTTATCATGGACTTTAAACTGACAATTGATTTGGGTTGGGGCGAAAGCGTTGAGTTTTCTACCACTGAGTTTTGGAAGACCGTGGCTATGGTCGGCTTTGTTGAGCGCATGGAAGGCATTGACGATGAAGTAGCCGAGGACGAGGACGACGAGGAAGAGTACGTGTACGACGACGAAGGCAATGCGTACTGGCTGGACGAGGAAAACGACGTTTGGTATATGTACGACGCCGACGAAGATGACTGGGTTGAAGTCGACGTTGAGGAAGACGAAGCTGAAGACGAAGCTGAAGAGGAAGAAGTCGCGGCTTAATTGGGTACGATCCTACCCAGACTGGGGGGCTTCGGCCCCCTTTTTCTTTGCTGCGCGTTCGTCATGGTGGTGGATTCGGTGACAGTTAGCACAGAAGACTATGCACTTTTCGGCTTCTTTGCGGGCTTTTTTGTACCGGCCATTTTGCACCAGCTTGTGTACACTGAATTCTTTTGTACCGGGCGGGTGGTGGAAATCTAAAACGGCGGGGTGTGATATCCCACATCGGGTACACATCAGGGTTGCTTTGAATTCGTTCCATTTTTCCCTACCCACCTTCCTGCTTGCCTTTGTCCTTACTTTTTGGGCCGCGCTGTTGGCGGCGTAGTGCTTGGCTGAGTACCCCTTGGCCTTTTCCTTGCGTTTTGCGGGATCTTTGTACGGCATCTTGACACAACCCAAAAATAGTGTATATTGCAACCAATCCGGGCCTTCCGGTACATTGAGCAGTCCCGGCTGACGACATACCGATCAATGTACTTATCTTGTATGTAAGGAATATTAATCATGGGATTCGCAACTCACCTTGGCCCTTGGCTGCTTGGCACGGTCAAAACCACCTCCGGAACTACTGCTGGCACTATCCGCAATATGGGCGCAACGATTGTTTCTCAGTCGTACACCGCAGCCACAGCTACTATCTTGGCATCCCCCACAGCAGTGCAGATGTTTGTTCTGCCTGCTGGCGCACAAATTATGCGGTTTGATATCTATGTGATTACCGCCTTAACTGGTGCTAGTAACTGCGGCGTCACGATTGGAACATCTGGAACATCCAACTTCTACCTGACATCTGTTAACAGCGGAACCTCTGCGGTTCAAGTATCTCCTGCAACTATTGCAGCGGCTACACAAGCTGCTAAAACAAACAATGTTGGCACAACAGACGCAATTATTTACGGTACATTTACAGCAGCCACTGCCGATGCAACTGCTGGATCAATCGTTGTGTCGGTCACATACACTGTGCGCGATAGTGACGGTTCGGCTAACCCAGCTTCTGCTTAATTAATCTCAGGGGCTTCGGCCCCTGCTTTATAGGAGATTGATTATGATGCAGACAGACGTTAAAAGTGCTCATGCAAGCGCGGCGGGTACTCTTTTTGCTGGGCCTACTCGGTTAAAAAGTTTTGTAGTAGTTGGTGCTGCAAGTACGGCTTCTACTATTCAATTTAGAGATGGGGGCTCATCTGGCCCTGTACTGGTTGAATTTGATGTTGTATCAAACAGCAACCCAAATGCTGTAAACATTTTGATTCCGGGTGAGGGCGTAAAGTTTAGTACTAGTCTTTACTTTGCTACTTCCGGGTCTATTACAGGCGTCACGGCGTTTTATGGCTAAGTCTCCAGCATGGACTCGCAAAGAAGGCAAGAATCCCAATGGTGGCCTGAACGCCAAGGGGCGGGCCTCCGCCAAAAAGCAAGGGATGAATTTGAAACCTCCCCAGCCGGAAGGCGGCAGCAGGCGCGACTCTTTCTGCGCAAGGATGAGTGGGATGAAGAAAAAACTTACCAGCGAGAAGACGGCCAAAGATCCGAATTCGCGTATAAACAAGAGCCTTCGGGCTTGGAATTGCTGAGGTAGGGTATGACCGAACACCACGAAGCCATGAAAGACGTCCTTGACCTCTTGGCAATATTTTCAACCATCGGTTCATTTTTGGAAGTGATATCGCCTGTGTTTGGACTTATTGGCGCGATTGTCGGCGTGATGCGTATCGTTGAGATGGCAACAGGCAAATCATTTTCCGAAGCCATTGGGCGAAAGAAAGCCGACGATGCCGTCGACAAGTAAGAAACAACACAACTTCATGGCGGCAATAGCGCACAACCCTGCGTTTGCCAAGAAGGTAGGAATCCCACAATCGGTGGGGCAAGATTTTTCCAACGCGGACAAGGGCCGCAAATTCTCTAAAGGTGGTGATACTATGGCTACAAAAATGAACCCGCGCATTGCAGCAATGATGATGGCCCGTAAACCGGCCACGGCTACTAAAATGTCTGCTCCCCCCAAAGGGATGAAAAACGGCGGCTCTGCTTCTTCCCGCGCTGACGGTGTTGCTACAAAAGGCAAGACCAAAGGCACGTTTGTGAAGATGAACAAGGGCGGCATGTCCTGCTAAGACCATGATGGCCAGCCGGGGTATGGGCGATATCTCCCCGTCCAAAATGCCAAAGGGCAAGAAGACTGCCCGGCGAGACGACACCGACTTCACGCAGTACGCCAAGGGTGGCGAAGTGTGGGACAAGCCACGGCCCAAAGGTCTTGGCGCACCCAAAGCGTTGTCACCAGCCAAGAAAGCCAAAGCCAAGGCGGCGGCTAAATCGGCAGGGCGTCCGTACCCCAACTTGATTGACAACATGAGAGCGGCAAAATAATGGCTATCTCTGGAGCAGCGACGTTTAACCTAGACCTCACCGAACTGGTGGAGGAAGCATTTGAGCGTGCTGGTTCGGAGATGCGCACGGGCTATGACCTGCGCACGGCCCGCCGGTCTTTGAACCTCCTGTTTGCTGACTGGGCCAATCGCGGCATCAACATGTGGACGTTTGAGCAGGGCACCGTTAACTTGGTGCCGGGGCAGAACAACTACCCGCTGCCGTCTGACACAGTAGACTTGCTGGAGCACGTTATACGTACTGGCGCAGGCAGTTCCTCCACACAGTCTGACCTGACAATTACGCGCATCAGCGTCTCTACCTACGCTACGATCCCCAACAAACTCCAGCAAGCCCGGCCAATTCAGGTCTGGATTCAGCGTTTGAACGGCCAGACTTCGGCGGTGGGCACCACGCTGACCACCACAATTAACTCGACGGACACGACCATTGTGGTTGCCTCCGCTGTGGGGCTCCCCGCTACTGGGTTTGTCCAAATCGGGACTGAGACTATTGGGTATGGCTACATAACGGGCAGCACCCTGTACAACTGTACGCGTGGCCAGAACAACACCACGGCTGCGTCCCACACTGCTGGCGTCAGCGTGTACGTACAAAATCTGCCGTCCATTACCGTCTGGCCAACGCCGGACAACTCCACGACTTACCAGTTTGTCTACTGGCGCATGCGCCGCATCGACGATGCTGGCGGCGGTGTGAATACCATGGACGTACCGTTCCGTTTCCTGCCCTGCATGGTTGCTGGGCTGGCGTACTATTTGGCGCTAAAGGTTCCCAATGGGGCCCAGCGGCTGGAGATTTTAAAGTCCCAGTACGACGAGGCATGGGAATTGGCTTCAACCGAAGACCGCGAGAAAGCCGCAGATCGGTTTGTGCCGCGCCAGTATTTCATAGGAAGCGGGTCGTGAGATGGGCAATAGGTTTTCGTCCGGCAAGAACAGTATCGCCATGTGCGATCGGTGTGGCGCTCGGTTCAAATTAACTGAGCTACGCAAGGAAGTAAAGAAGACAAAGACGTACAATTTGCTTGTGTGCGGCTCCTGCTGGGATCCTGACCAGCCGCAGTTGCAGTTGGGCATGTACCCGGTGGATGACCCACAAGCTGTACGCAACCCGCGTAATGACACTACTTACGTAACGGCAGGCGTTAATAGCGTTGGAAGTCTTACAGGTGGGTCAAGGGATGTTCAGTGGGGGTGGGCACCGGTAGGCGGGGCCAGTTCTTTTGATGCAGTTCTTACGCCAAACTACTTGGTAGGAACGACAAGTGTTGGTACAGTTAGCATATCGGTTACATAGGAGTTAATCATGGACAAGAAACAAGTAAAGCAAATCGCGGACACCGAGGCCAAGAAGATGGTCAAGGGCCACGAAGGCCGCATGCACGCCAAAGGCATGAAAAAAGGCGGCCCAACCAGCGAAGACCGTATGCGCGTGGGCCGCAACCTGTCTCGTGCAGCTAACCAGAAAACGGGGTAATACCATGGCATACAGTATGAAAAGAGACGGCAAGGAAGTTGGCCCTGCCAGCGTTTACGCACCTCCACACACGATGGATGGCAAAGCCATGAAGATTTCCGATAACCCCGGCAAATCGCCCAACCGCAGCACGTTGGACACGCTGGATATCAGCGTTGGTGGTATCAGTA